ATGACTCACATCGAAGACAAAGTTCTTTATGGTGGAGTAAAAGGTACTCGTGACGCAATACTCGCCTTACGATCTCTAAGAGATATGTTGGGGGGAGAACATGATGGTAAAGTATCTGTTAAGTGGGATGGTGCTCCTGCTATTTTCTGCGGCACAGATCCACGAGACGGAGAGTTCTTTGTCGCAAAGAAAGGAATCTTTGCAAAGTCTCCAAAGGTCTACAAATCAAATGCAGACATTGATGCCGATACCAGTGGAGACCTCAATACTAAACTAAAGTTGGCATTAAAACATTTACCTGAGTTAGGAATCAAGGGTATCATTCAAGGAGATTTTCTATACTCCAAGAGTGATGTAAAGACACAAAAGATTAAAGGGAAGAATTACGTTACCTTTCATCCAAACACTATAGTTTATGCAATACCTAGAGAGTCGGATGCATCAGATGCTATCATGAAGAGCAAAATTGGAATTGTCTGGCATACAACTTATACTGGTAGAACTTTTGAAACCTTAAAAGCATCATATGGTGTTGATGTTTCAAAGTTCAGATCATCCAGAAACGTATGGAGTCAGGATGCAACACTCAGAGATCTAACTAATCTAACCATGACTAGGAAGGACACCGATGAAGTTACAAATTATCTATCAACTGCCGGTCAAATTTTTAACCAGATCAGTGGGACTACTCTTAGGACTCTTGAAAAAGATCCTGAGTTGGCTCAACTCATTGAGCAGTTTAACAACACGTATGTTAGGAAAGGTCAAATCATTCAAAATACCAAGACCCACACTAACCGTCTCATTTCTTGGATTAAACAAAAATTCCAAAAAGAAGCCGACAAAAGGAAAACGGAAAAAGGGAAGTCCACGCAAATAAAGAAACTCAATGAGATATTAAAATTCTTTTCACCAGAGAACCGACAATCTCTGGTGAAGATGTTTGATCTTCAGAAGGTAATAGTTCTTGCGAAGATGAAACTTATAAATACTTTAAATAAACTTTCAAATGTAAATACATTCCTTAAAACAAAAAGAGGTTATCGTATTACAGGTCAAGAGGGTTATGTCGCTATAGACAAACTTGGTGGTGATGCAGTGAAAATTGTTGACCGAATGGAATTCTCATTCGCTAACTTTTCACCGAATATATTAAAGGGATGGGACAAGCCGGGAAGGAATTAAGATGGCAAAACCGTTGTCGTTTAAAGATATGATTAATGTGGAACCTCGTCCAGGCGAGGATGAACTAACTAATTATAGAGTTCAAAAAAGTAAAAGAACCTATGCGGGCAACGAAGATGTTGAACCCGAAAACGAAGCGCTTACTATCCAACAAAGGATGAAGCGTGGTCGTATGATGAAACGCCTCAAAACAAGAATTAAAATTGGTCGGGATAAGGCCAAAAGACGTATGGCAAATATGGATACGTTGAAACAACGTGCTCGTAAGTCAGCGCGTAAGTTGGTTCTTAAAAAGTTAACCAAGGGTAAAGATAAAAACGATTTACCTTTTGCACGTAGACAAGAACTTGAGAAGAGACTAGATAAACCTGCAGTGAAGAAAAGAATCGATATGCTTGCCAAACGAATGGTCAAAGATAAACGTAAACAAGAGTTAGACCGTAAAAAAAGATGATAGGATCATTTAAAAATTTTCTAGTTGAAGAAGAGAAGACAGTCTTCTTTACGTGGGGGAGAATGAATCCACCCACCATTGGTCATGAGAAACTATTAACTGCTCTCTCGCGTAAGGCAGGGAACAATCCGTATTTCGTGTACCTATCACAATCCACAGACCCAAAGAAAAATCCATTACCATACAAAGATAAGATAAAAATAGCACGTAAGATGTTTCCTCGTCACGCACGTAGGATTATGTTGGACGCGAAGGTCAGAAACTTATTTGATATATTGACAAAACTATATGATATGGGTTATAAAAATGTTACCATGGTTGTTGGTGCTGATCGTGTTCAAGAGTTTGACATCTTGATGAACAAATATAATGGTAAAAAAGGTAGACATGGTTTCTATAACTTTCGTGCAATGAACGTACTTTCTGCAGGAGACAGAGATCCAGATGCAGAAGGTGCAACAGGGATGTCTGCATCTAAGATGAGAGCAGCCGCAGGTAAAGGTGACTTCACAAGTTTTAGTCAGGGTTTACCTAAAACATTTTCTAATGCAGATGCGAAGAATTTATTCAACACAGTCCGTAGGGGAATGGGGTTGAAGGAACAAAGAGAATACAAAAATCATATACAATTGAATCCAATATCAGAGACAAGAGAACAATATGTGTCAGGGGATTTATATGCGATAGGCGACAAAGTGATAGTAAAAGAGTCAGATGAAGTCGGAGAGGTGATTCATCTAGGTGCGAACTATGTTATTGTAGAGAAGAACAACACGCAAAAACGATACTGGTTAGATGCAATAGAGTTGGTGGAGAGAGACTACGCAAAAGAATATGCAAACTATCAAGGAAAACCAGAACAAATTGCAAGACGATCATCTAGAAACCAAGCACGTAGGATTATGGGTGACAAAGCAGTAAAAGGAATGGATGTGGGACATAAGGATAATAATCCTATGAACAATGATCCTAGCAATCTAAGGAATGAAGACCCATCTAAGAATCGCAGAGAACCTAGACTTAGACTCGAAGTCCCTCAAGATCAAGACATCAAAGATAAAAAGGGTACACAACCAAAGAAATATTTCAAAGGTTTGTCAAAGTCTACAAAGAGTGCAAGAGACGCACACTTTAAAAAAGGTAAAAATAAAGCAGACAATGATTCGTCTGCATATAAACCTGCGCCAGGCGATGCAAATGCAAAGACTAAACCATCCAAGTATACAAAAGCATTTAAAGATATGTATGATGATACTCGAATGGATAAGATCAAAACTAGAATTGATCGTGAGAAAGCAGCAGACAAGATTAAACATGATAGAATGCAAGATCGTGCACGTTTAAGAGATGTCTTAAAAAAGAACAGGGAAACAAAATGAGTTTTAAAAAGTTCTATGATGGACATGAACAGTTGAACGAGGAAACTCCTTATGACCGTAAACAGAAAGCAATGGTCGTAAGTCTGTCTCAAGCATATCGCATGTTTATCTCTGGTATGAGAGATAACAATAAAACACGTATGAATAATGCAAAAAAGAAAATAACAGAAATAGAATCTAAGTTGGGTCTACCAGCGCCAGGAGGAAGACTATGATAAATTTTAAAAGTTATCTGGAAGAGGATGATGCAGGCAAATCTCTTGCTGATAAAGCAAAGAAGTCTGGGGTTTCTGTTGGTACTTTACGAAAAGTTTTTAATAGAGGAAAAGCTGCATGGAAAACTGGTCACAGGCCAGGCACAAATCCTACACAGTGGGGTCATGCAAGAGTTAATGCATTCATCGTTAAGAAGAAACGCGGTGGACTTAATCACGATAAGGATCTAGCATAATGGACGATAAAGAAAAAGATTTTAAACCACACATGATGTATGATCCTAAAACAGGTAAGGGTCACATGGCAAAAAAATACTCTGATCATGTAAAAATGGACAAGATGGGGTATACCCATGACAAACCAGAAATGAATGAAAAAGCACCAAAGATTGACGATAAGAAGTTTGCCGCACACATGAACAAGAATAAGAAACCTAAGACCATGAACTCGACACAGAAGTCCCTTAAAGATATTAGAGGACGTGCTGACTCAATGGTTGTTAGAAGTAAAAAATCTACTGCACAAATGAGAAATAGTGCAGGATTAAAAAAACTAGGTGATGCAGTGGTAACACCTAAGATGCAGAAACGTGCACTCGCAAGTCCTGCCGCAAAAGCAAAACCAAAAAGTCAGGTAAGTCTAAAGAAAGCACCATTTAAAATACCATCTAAAGATGATATGAAGGAGATGATTGAATCTTTTGACTTCAGAGTAAACATAGACGGATTTCCAGAAATGTTTATGTCTGGTAATTCACCTAGTGAGGTCAAGACTAATCTACGCAAGTTAGTAAAACAACCGTCCATGATTCAATCTGTAGATAGAGTTACAAAGGCAGATAAAAAGAAACACCATCGTGATAAGGTAAAAGAATCTCTTGATGAATCATCTAAAACTGTTCAGTCAATGATGAAGATAGTTGATAAGAAACAAGCAATGAAAATTGATGGTGTCATGGTTGATATGTTTACTGCATCTGCAGTTACGCAGATTTACAATAAAGTAAATGATGCAAACAAAGCAAAGATGGATAAAATGAAAGCAACCCAACTTGCAAACGTTGCAATGAAGTTGTTGAAAAAAGAATCTGTGGAAGAAGGTAACGGTCTTTGGGCAAACATTCGTGCTAAGAGAGCACGAGGAGAAAAGATGCGTAAGAAAGGTGAGAAGGGTGCACCTACTCAAGATCAGATCAAACGTGCACAAGGAGAAGCAATATCACCTGCACAACAGGCTGCAATCGCAATTTCTAAAAAAGAGAAAAGTAAAAATGAAGGTGGTATGAAACGTATGTCTACTGGTGACGGTATGAGTACATTCAAGAAGAAACCACCTGAGAAAGAAAGTTATGCACCAGATGAGGGAACACCAGAGGCGAAAAAGAAAGCATCTAAAATGACACCAGGCCAAACAGGTCAGGAGAATTTCTTTAAAAATTTGGGCAATAAAATAATGGGTAATAAACCTACCGCAAATCAAACAAGACAAAGAGTCAATACAAACAAGGGTAGTACTTCTGGAAGACAGAACAGCGTTGCAAGTCGCATAAACTTTGGAGGCAAATATGGCAATAAGTGATACATTTAAGAATTTCACTGCAGAACATATAGACGATGTTTGTGAGTCATGCGATTTATATGATGACTTAGAACTAGTAGAATCAGAGTATCAAGGTAAGAAGGTTACACTGAACAATCCAACTCGTGGTGGTAGTAAGAAGTTTTATGTTTATGTTAAGAACGAGAAGGGTAACGTTGTGAAAGTATCTTTCGGAGATCCCAATATGGAGATCAAACGCGATGATCCTTCTAGACGAAAATCATTTCGCGCCAGACACAACTGCGACAATCCTGGGCCAAAGACAAAGGCGAGGTATTGGTCATGTTGGCAGTGGCGCTCGGGAGCAAAGGTAGATAACTAATGAACAGAATAAAAGACATAACAGTATTAATCATGGTAGTAGGTCTTATGGGATTATTAGGACTTATCGTGGTTGATGAATTCATGATGGCATCGGAACACGGAGGCAAACTCGATGCTAATATAGTAGAACTGCTTCAAATGTCAATTACAGGCATTGTTGGCATAGTAGCAGGGTACATATCAGGAAAAGGATAATTTAATTATGGCGACAAAGGTGAATGAAAATACTGAGGTAGCATTACCACTTCGTAATATAATTAGTATGATTGCCGCGGCATCAATTGCAACTTGGGCATACTTCGGTATTGTAGAAAGATTAAATCAGATCGAAACAAACATCACTATGATGCAAGCAGATCTAGAATTTAATACCGAGTTTAGAATTAAGTGGCCTCGTGGTGAAATGGGGTCACTACCTGCAGACAGTGAACAATACATGCTAATTGAACATTTAGCGACAGAACTTGAGAAACTAACAGAAGAAATAGAAAGTGGTCAAGCACCATTTGATCAACAACAGAAACTAACACTAGAGTTTTACGAAAAGCGAATAAACCAACTTGAAGCAGCGCACGAAAAAGTACGTAACGATATAATGGACATGGTACACGAGATGAATGGGATGAAACCTACTAGTAAACATAACGGACACTAAAAATGGTAATAGATGCATTTATTCTTCTAATGTGGTTTGGCAACCCCATGGAATTAAAAGAGTATACAGTTCGTGATGGATTAGGTGATTGTTTAAAAGCAAAAAGAACTATTGAAAGAACTTTACGTGGTGGTAAATCTACCGAGTATACAGGTTCTGTTAGACTAGGTTGTAAAGAACTCAGAGTTAGAGTTAGTGATGATGGTCTATACATTATAAGAGAATTCATGGATGCAGATCCAAAGCAATTGAACCCATAGAAAGAAAAATGATGGCAGAGAATACAGATAAAAGACTAGATCGTATCGAGGTAAAACTCGATAAGATGGGTGAGGTACTTGTTTCTCTTGCTCGGTTTGAGGAGAAGATGGATGCTTATAACGATTATAGGGATAAGTCTTGGGAAAGAATGAATAGATTTTCATCTAAATTAGATGATATAGAGAAGAAGGTTGACGATAATGCACGTACCGTCAACCTTATAAATAAAATAGTATACGCGGCAGTTATTGCTGCTGTTGGGACTTATGTTGCCCATATGTTAATGTAGGAGAAAACATGTTTAATAATATATTTAACGAGTGGGCATCTCGTTCCAACAATGTCCAAGAAGATAAAGATATGAGTGGGATGTGTTGTAAAGATTGTGGGGACGAATACCGTAAACCTACTAAAGAAAATAAATCTTGTATGTACAACGCATATAACCCTAATGGTAAAAACTGGATAGAGAAAGTAAAAGAAGCAATGGATGCTGTAGACAAAGGCGCACTAAAAGGTAAACACAAGGATCGTAAAGACAAAGACATCGATAATGATGGTGATGTCGATTCTAGTGACAAGTATTTACATAAGCGAAGAAAAGCAATTTCTAAATCAATTAAAAAAGACAAAGAAGGTGATGTAGAAATGAATCCTAAGTTGGATAAAGGATCAAAGGAGAATTCAGTGGAACAAAAAGAATCTACCATACGTCAAAAACTCCTTGCGGTGTTAGAAAATAAACAAACCAAAGGTGCAACTAAACCTGAAACTATGGATGATAAGTTAAAAGGTAAGGGTGCAAAAGATATGGTTAATCAACCTAAAGAAGTTGATGACACTGAAGCAAAGGGACATGATGACGCATCAAAGGCAGGTAAAGTAACAAAACCTGCGAAACCTCGCAACGGTGGTGACCAAGTAAGATCTGGTGATCAAAAAATGGTAAACAAAGTTGTGGACGCATTGAAAGGAATGAAGTAATGTTAAAACCTCCTTCATGGAAAAAAGATGCAGTTCCTACACCAAAAGGATGGAAACATCCAAAGACCAGTGAACTCTTACTACCTAAAAAAATATCAGAAGCTGAGATTGCAGAATACATGGGTACTGCCGTAACTTTGACAGAGTCGCCTACTAGTGCAAAAGAACATGCACAAGAACATGTAGAACCTATTGAAGTAGTAGAAGATGATGTCCTAGAAGATATGTCAAAGGCAGAACTTGAAGAACTCGGTAGAGAACATGGTGTAGAGTTAGATCGTAGACAAAAGAAGTCAACCTTAGTAGGTAAAGTTAAGAACTTACTTTCATAATATATAAGTTTATAATGGACAATTTGACTGAATCTAATCTGCTGTTATATGCAGCAAAACATTATTATAACCCTCGGTTCTCAGACATTGATGAGTTCTACGAGGATTTGAAACGATTTAAATATGTAAAACGTTTAGTAAATCGATATCTAGATGATAAAGATCTTTCTGAACGTTTAATTTTAAATCACTTGATTGTTATATTTAATGCATTTGGGATCGAACACTCGGTCAATATGTTGAAGGTAAAATTAGACGAAAGGCACTGGCCAGTAATAAAACCATTTTTAGTTTTTTTAAAATATATTACTAATGATCAACTGGTTGGAATCGAGATGGATGATAGAGTCATAGAAGCATTAAGGAAAATTTGATGGGACTGTTAAAGAAAGCAGCAGATACCGTATATGCTTTTCGTTTTATTCGTATGTTGGTACTAGACTGGAAAGACTGGGATGCGTACAAAGCAGGCATTATAGACGAAAATGGTAAGCGTGTCAAGAGTGTTAAAATTGATAACTTGGAGAAGAGTTCTACTTGGACTCCTTTCATTCGCTTGTGCGCTAACATTAAAAGGCTCGTATCAAAAGCACCAGGCGGAGGATCACGACTTGGAAGTTTTGCGGCAGCGCTCTATCTTATCAAAGAAAAGACTGGAATGACCGACAAGGAACTGAAACAAATATGTGAAAAGGTTGGAATAGAATCTCTAGATTTTTTAAATGAGAACAGTGAATGGTTTGTAGTAGAAGATAAACAGTTATCGCATGGAGTGTATAGACTAAGAGATTCAAAAGTATTGAACAGTACAATAGAAGAAATGTGTAATGCAAAAGATCAGATACGTATTCTAGAAGACTGTTATCCTATTGGTGATGTATTCGGAGTTGACATATATGAAGCAACTCATATGAGAACTAATCAAAAAGTATACGTTACTATAAGAGAGATTTACAAATGAGAAACCCACGCATAGGCAAACTTATTAATAAAATAAAAAACACAGGTGTTGTTAAAACTGGTTCGATGTCTAAGGACGGAGATAAGAAGGTAGACGAATTGTCTATGAGTAGAAATGATGTAACAAAGTCTGGTATTAGAAAACCTAATGATACGGACAAACTCAAAAAAGATCTAGAGAGACTCAAGAAGGGGTTAAAGAAAGAGGCGTTTGCATCACGTAGGCCAGGCAATCAAATGTCTGACTTGTACAAGTTATACAACCTTGCAATGAAAGCAATGCCTGGATCTCCAAAACAAAAAGAGATAGTTAAGAAAATTGATGCACTGAGAAAAGAACTCAAGATAAATGAGGATGTTCCTACAGTCAGTACTGGAGATATTCCTAATCCAAAAGATACTGTGATGGGCCCAAGAAAGAAAAAGAAATCTCATACCTCATCAATACATGATAAAAGATTTAAGAAATCATTAACAGGACAGGCAAAACCTGTATTGTTAAAAAGGTTTCGTGACTACTATGATGCAAAGGGAATAGGCGGATGAGTAGTCGTACCAGAGATCTTGCGAGGATCTTAGGAAAGACAGAAGCAAGTAATACCACAAATGCGGCACTTACTGTCGGTGGAGAAACTCCAGCACTTGATGTATTTGACACATTAGACTCATTACCAATAAATGGTATTGCAGAAGGTCAACGTGCATTTGTTGAAGAAAATAATAGACTTTATATTACTAATGGATCTGGTTGGTATAATGTTTCATTAGTGAATCAAACGCCTACATGGGCAACAGAACCAGATGGATCATATGATATTGCCGACTCTGTAACTCCACTAGTGATTACTGCACTTGCAACAGACTCTGACAATCCCGATAAAAATCTGTTAAATCAGAGTATAGTTACTGATAGTGCTCAATACATGGTGACTATAACCAATGACTCGTCTGTTTGGACATTTACTCCAAAGAGTGCAGATAGCATTGGTCAAGAAGTTGCTGCAGGAAATCTAGTAGATTCTAACGGAGATTTTGTTTATACGTTCAAGTGGTCTGATGGTATTAGTTTTGTTGCCAAAGCAGTAACTATTGGGTATAGTCCATCTGGGGGTGGTGGATTTGATAGAGCACTTTTTTCTGGTGGTACGCAAAGTAGTGGTGGTTCTAATCCTATTGAATACATGTCAATATCGACTGGTGGTGATACAGTAGACTTCGGAGATATGAATATAAGTAGAGGTGGTCATACATCTTTTGGTAATCGAGCAAGGACTGTATTTGCAAATGGTGAAATACCAGGCGGTAATACCTATACAAGTAATATGGAATATGTAAATCCTTCTACTGTAGGCGCTGCAACATCATCGTTTGGTACGAATGATACAACAAAAGGATTTGTAGGTGCAGTTGCAGATTTGACAAGAGGTGTAATTGGAGGTGGTGCTTACTTTAGTGGTAGTTGGCAGTTTAGAGAAAGAATGGATTATGTTACAATAGACACAACAAGTTCCTCTAGTTATTTTGGTGGTTTAAGTTGGGGTTGGGCAGCTGCTGGATCTGCTAGTAGCGGAAATAATACATATGGTTGTTTTAGTGGTGGAGTAAGAAGTTCAGATACACAATATATTGCTTATTTTGAAAGAATAACTATACAAACTACAGGATCTGCTTCTGGTTTTGGAAGTTTCTCAGGTAGTTATGCCAGAGCATATGGTGCAGGTTTTTCAGATGAGACTTATTGTTTTACTGCAGGTGGTGTTAATGGTTCTAGTCCGACTTACATTGACCATGTAGATAAACATTCTATTACAACAGGCGGAACTGGAACTAACGTTGCTAGTCTAAGTGCACCTAAGTATTCTCTTTCCGCAACAAATAATGCCACAAGTGGTGTTATAGGTGGTGGATACTCTAGTGGCATGTATAGTAACATAGAAGAATTAAATATGAGTACTGATGCAATTGCTAGTACCTTTGGATCACTTGCATCCGCTGGTGGAAGATACAGGTTAGATGCAACATCTGGTACATAGATCTGGTGGATAGTTTTAGTGGTAAGCAAAAATAAAGATATATCAAAGTTTCTGAGTGAGACTATTAGAAGTGGAGTAACAAACCAAGCAGTTACTAATAATGATGTACCATCTGGTATAGACATTTTTACCACTTTAGATTCTCTTCCTATTTCAGGTTTAATTGCAGGTCAAGAAGCATTTGTTGAAGAAAATAGTAGAATCTATGTCTCAAACGGATCTGGATGGTATAATACAGGATCAAATGTACCT